TCATCGATCACCACTTTTCCGGTCACAGCACGGCCAGTGCTGCGTACTGAATTGTCATTGATCAGATCGCGTTTTTTCACATTCATACCGGATGAAAGCTCAAGGCTATGCAGCACTGCCGGATAACCGTCCAGGAGAAAGTCCGAGTTGGCATCATTGACTGCAAGCGCCGCCGCCATATTGGCGTGGCCATAGTTCACATTGGCTGGCATTACAGCCCCAACAGGTGATGCATAGAGGCTGATCAGCTCAACACCGACGCGCAGATGGCCGTTGCCATCGAGTTTTATTGATGTCCATTTGCCGCGTGTACCCAGCATCTTATGCACCATACCGCTAGCGGAAGATCCACGGTGCACATACATCGACCCAGATTCAAAACCTTCTGAGATCAGTTTGTACTGATGTTGAACGCCAAGCGTATTCTGGCTGGCAAAACCGACGCAACACATCAGATCATCATAATAGGGGATATTACCCAGGCCACCGCCACCAACGAGCACCAGCTCACCGGTGAAGCTTGCCCCCATATTGACCAGATCAGTCGGGAAATCACCGTAACCGCCACGAATCCATTCACGTTTTACTTCATCAGCTGTCATCGGTGTGAATGCGGCATTTTCAAACTGCAAGGCATTGCTTGCTGCAACAGGAACCGCATCCACACCGTAAGTGATTTCCCGTGCCAGCAGCACGACCATCTTCTTGGCTTGATAGACTTCAGGCATCTTTCACCTCCGAACCTTTTGTTGCAGCAGCTTGTTTTTTGGCATCAGCTGCACGCGATTTCATTTTTTTAGCATGGCGATCTTCGGCTCCCATCTCTTTGGTTGCCTTGCCCTTTGATTTCTCACCACTCTTACCATCGATGGTGCAGCTTCCGCCTGTTCGTCCCATGTTATGCCTCCTGATCTTATCCATAGGTCGGCAACACCAACCCTTATTGATTAAATATTTGTTTCGTTGCGTGCGGTCTCAAATCGATAGAGCCAGTAAACCGTGCCTTCTTTCATCATCAGCAGAGATCCACCTGAATATTCAAATTGGCTGTAACCAATATCAGGAACCCAGCCCAGCATGGCTGATAACAATTGCGATCGGATCAAGTCTAAACCGCCATCATGTGCAGCCTCACCACTGGCGTCCCTGACATTGCGAACGGCGATGACCACGCCGATCTGCTCAGTTACACGTTGACGCACAGCATTGGCGGCGATTCTGTTTGCCTGAGCTGTCTCTTTGAGAGGCAACACAAAGCCTTTCTGATCTTGCACGGCGCTTCTTTCACCGAGCGTGGCCAGAGAAATCGCTCCCTCAACGCGGTTATGTAAACCATCCACTGACGCTTTGAGATGATCGATAACCAGAGAAAGTTTCATCTCACACATCCATGCGATCGATTCGAAGGGTGGCTCTTTGTCAGCACTTCTTTACGACCGTGTACAATCATCATTAGTGATAGTTCGATAATGTGGCTGGTGTAAACACCGCCGCATCAGCCTGTGTCTCCGGAGCCGCAGTTGACGGTGTTGATCCACCGGCTTCATCAAGCCCCAACTGAACGCCACCATTGGATATCAACTTCAAGGTAGACATTGCCTGGTTGTAATCTTTCTCTATTTTTTCCGGAGCAAACTTATCATAGAGATTATATCTCGCGATTGTCCTGGACAGTTTTTGAACCAATAGCGGTACAGTCGCCAACGGTAGGCTATAACGCGCCTGCAGATAGCCATTGATCTCCGAATCAGCATCAGCCAAAGCCGCATCAAGCACGCTATCTACAATAGCATTGGTCAATGGTTCGGCGCGATCCGTCAACTGGATCAGCTCCGCCTCTCCGAAACGGTCGATCATCTCTTGCCTGGTGGCGTAAGGCATCAGCTGTTACTCGGTTGGTGTCAGGGCAGCATCACGCTCTGCAGCGGATACGGTATAACCAAGGATGGTGCTGAGTGCCTCAACCTTTGGTGTGCCATCACCGGTGCGCAGTGACTGATCTTCTTTGTCCATTGATTCAACCGCTGCGACAATTGCAGCAGTTAAAGCGCCCTGGTCTTCCGGCTTGGTTGGTTTAGCTGGTTTGTTAGCCTTGGCTGGCTTGGTTGCTTGGCCAATGACACCGGCATCGATCAGCCCTTGGGCCTGCTCTTTGGACATATCAACCAAATCACCATCGGAAAAGTTGTCTCCATCATATTTTAACGGCTGTTTAACAGGGTATTTAGGCATGGTTATATCCTCATTGTTGGTTTAAAAAAGGAGGAGGAGATCTTCCCCCTCCTTTTGGAGTGCGCGTTAGCTTGAAGCTTCGCTTTGGCTCTTAAGCTGCGTTGGTGATCAGGAATCCCAGTTCTGCTGCAATCAGAAGCTCTTTGACGGATTCACCAGCCTGGACACGCTGACCACCATCCAGACCGATATCAGGATCAGGTCGTGAACCGGCACGGCGTCCACCAAAGTCTGCTGTTATAGCAAAGCTGGCCTGGCCCTCATCGGTATCGGCCATTTCATTGTTGTAATGCAAGCAGATATGCGGGCCCCATGCACGCTGCAGCGCTACAGGCTGACCTTTGCGCGCAGTGTTCACCCGCGCTTCACCGACATTGATCTCTTCGAGTTCGAAGAGTTCCGCAATGGCCTGGTGGCCTGCCACACCTTTGTCACCAGCATTGCCGTGTGAGGCTTTGACGATTTCCGGATGGGTCTGCAGTGCTGAGAAGGCCAGACGACCAATGGTCATCTTGTTGGCACGAATCAGCATTGTATCAAGGGCACCACGAATATCTTTGATCGGCGTGGATGCCGGATCGGTGTACATCGATGCACCGGCCAGCGCCAGTTTATTGGCTGCTGCATAATTAAGTGGATCGAACACCATGCTGGAGACACGAATTTCACGGTCCAGTTCGATTAGATTGGTAATTTTCTCCACAGCGCGGCCCAGCGGATTAATACCAACAGGCGCATTATCGACATCACGTTGCGGAATTGGGCTGGACAAACCATGATCTTCGGTGGATTCAGTTTTCTTGATGCCTGAAAATTCGGCTTCATTGGGGCGAGATGTTCGACCAACCCTGGTATCGGGCACAGTGAAACCATCTTCCAGAGCATATACAAAATAGGTGAACTCTTGCTTACCCACAAGGACACGCGGCATCACTCTATCTGCAATCATGCGTTTGTTTTTATACCCTATCGCAATAGCTGTGAGCTCCGGAATGATCGGGAACGGTGAGTTTGTGATGCCACCAAAAGCGAGCGCCGCAAGACTGATCCCGCCTAGCTGGCCGCCCAGCCCACCAAAGTCCATGGACGCTGTTGCGCTGGCCGGATCAATCCAGCCCATTGAAACCACAACCATGGCCAGTAGTGCAAATGTTAAACCATTCATATGTTTTTTCATGTGTATCCCCTTATCCCTGAATTTGATTTTTACTGATATCGACACTGCCAATATCTCCGAGTACGCCGGAGGACATGGCAAAACCAATGGTGCGGTTGTTTACGCCTGCAGCTGGTGCCGCTGTGACAGCTCTGCCGACGGCATCTGATGTGAGCGGATCGCCGCGTGTAACGGCACCGCCGTATTCGACATAGACCGTGCCACTGAGTGTGATATCGATACGATCTTCAGCTGCAGCAGCTCCGAGCTGACCGGTAACACCGATCAATGCATCGGTTGCCGCAGCTCCCTGAGCGACGTGAGCGTCATCGGCACCGAACTTGACGATGCGATAAGCGGCAATGACAGCCGCTGCGATTAAATTTTTAATGAGTCCTGGATTATTCATAGCGCACCTCCATGTGCGCTACCCTGTGGGCGCGCTGTTGCGCGTGTAGTTTTACTGTCCTGTAAAAGTATCATCACTTATCTCCCTGTGAATTTTTGACATGACTTACAGCCTGAGTGACTGAGATGGTTCGGCCCGCTTTTGCCTCGGACTCCTGGAACTCAACAGCAGCGGCAGCGAGCGCATCGGCATCTTCCATATTCACGGCATCAGCTTTCTTGCCACCTAGATGCTCACCAAAATCAACGATCTTGGGCTGTGCGGCCAGATACTCCTGCATATATGCCAGCGGTGATTTTTTCACGGTTGCATCACCTTCCGCGAAATCGACGGTCTCAACATGCTCAAGACCTGACATGAATGCGATCAGGTTATCTTTTTGGGCAGGTAGCACTTTGCCCGCTTCAACCTGCGATTCGACAAAGTCGGCACACACAGTTTTATGGGCAGCCTTTTCGCGCTTGGCCAGCCCGGCTTCACGCTCAGAGAAGTCAGCTGCTTGCGCATCCTGATTAATCTTTTGTTGAGCGAGCTCCGCCTTTTGGGCGGCTAGTTCTTCAGGTGTCATATCACCCTCCTTATGTTGTGTTTGTGATTCGGAAAATGCAGGTGATACCGGCTCAATTTCTTTTTCGCTTGGTTTGGCGGCTTCTTCCTGAAGCATGCCAACATCCCATGATGGGATAACTTCATCGGCTATGTCTTTACCATGCTCGCTGATAAAGAATTCACGTAGACGTCTCCACAGTCCTACTTCGACACGGTCAGTCCATTCACCGAAATCGACGGTTAATGTGTCGCCCTCTAACTCTTCAAAAGAGAAATCAGACAGACCT